CCTCCTGTGAAGGAATGTTAAGAGCTGATACAGTATTTAGAATACTGTCAAGTTTTTCCGAGAGTGCTTCAACGCTTTTATTAAGTGCTTCGAACTTCTCGAGTTGTGAAGCAACCATTTGGTCTGCGCTTTTAGCAATTTCTTCGGAGACTTTGTTTTCTACGGCAAGACTATCCTTGATGTCGTTCAGAATAGCCTCAACGCGGTCTTGAGTATCGACATTTTCCATTTGTTTTCTCCTATGAATATGAAAATTTTTTAGTTTAGTTATGTGCGACGACATTAGGATGAGCCTTGTGTTCAATGCTGCGCACGAAATAACAGAAAAGTGCTCACAGAAAACTCAATACTCAAGCAGAAGTGCTTTACCCTATATTATATATATGTCATATGTTTTATTTTTATCTAACAAATTTAATAGATATTTTAGTTTAGAGGTCCTATTTTGACAATAGCTTTCATTATATATGGTGGATGTAAGTTTTATTTATAATATATTATATATTTATTTTTAGTTATTATCAAAATAGTTGTATTTTTATTTGTATTTGTCGATATATTCTTTCATTACATCAACAGGAAGACCTAACTTAATCATTTCTTCAATGAGTTTTTTAAGTTCTTCATCATCCATTTTATCATAACTCTTCTCTTCATCAGGCTCACCCATATTCATAGATGTATCTTCTGAAGCTAAAGGTTGCTCATCGTCTTCTAAGCTTTCAGGCTGAATAGCACTCATATCAGACATTTTATCCATTTGACTATGTATTTCAGCCATAATCTCTGGGTCTTTTAACTCTGGATGGACTTCTAAAAGCTTCTTTGCTTTGCTTTCAGGGCTTTCACCGTCTTCGTAATCAATCTTTTCTTTTTTAAGACCTTCTAAGAAACGGGCATATTCAACCATTTGTTTGCGGTCCATTTTGTCCATTTCTTCATCTGTCTTGTATTTATAACCTTTTTCCATCTCAAAATCCTGAGGATAGTTGTTGTCTCTATCATATTCGGGTGCATCGACATCCTCAGGTGAAACGACGCTTTCTTCTTCAAGGCTGTCAAGGTATTCAGGACTGACGTCTTTATCCATCATATCCTCTTTCATCTCTTGCTCAAGATAATGATATGAGACCTGAAGATAATCAAGGCTCTTAGTTATTTTGCTTTGGACCCATTCTGGTAAGTCAGCGTCCATAGGCATACTTTTAAGTAATGCACAAAGTTTCATTGAGTAATCTTCAAGCATTTTACTCTGTTTGTATGTCATTGGCAGGTCGTGATACTCGCTGTTTTTGTTCATATCTGTTTTATTCTCCATATTAGCTAATATATTTTTTACCAGCTGAACAGTTGCTTCTTGGTTAGCTGGTTGATGCGTTAAAGATACATTAAGCACCTTTGCTCTTGTGATAATTTTAGGGTTTCTATTGTCTCTTGAAATGACTTGTCCTTCAATACTAAAGCCTAAGCTTCTACCACTCTTTGTTGAGCGCATCAACTTAACATTTTCGACTAAGTCTTTAACTATCTGCTTGTCTCCGTAAAGAATACCACTAATCTCAGTCGCCGCTTTGCCGTTATGCTTGACGCTTTTTATTCTTTGTGGTGCTCCTAAAATATGACCGGGTAAGTTTGAGTGGTCATAGTTAAATGACCCGCTTTTCAAACAATATGACCAGTCTATCCCGTTTTGCAGAATAATCTCACCAGCTGTGTCTTCGTGTTCTGTTGTGGCTATACCACTAATTTTATAAACTTTTCCGCCATCTTCAGACTTAAGTAGTTTGAGGTCGAGTGGCTGAAATGTGCTAAATACGTCTAATTTACTCATTTTGTTCCTCGTATGCTGTATTCAGTGCAGTATTGAGGTCAATACCACTATTAAGAAGTTGCTTTAATCTATTCAAAGCATAGGACCCAACTAAGTGCCAGTCTGGTCTTTTAGAATTATATCTCTCCTGTATCTTAAATGCTTTAGATAACTGTGAATGAGTTATATGACCTTTATCTAATGCTTTAGCTATTCGTCTGCTGCTATTAGTCCCAGACTTTAACTTTTTATATTTTTTGACTGCTTCACGTGATAACCTAATAATCGCATCACCTAAGGCCTCTATTTTAATCTCTGTTTCTTCTTTTTGTTCAACAGGTATATTACTATTTGTTTCTATACTTGTTTCTTCTGCAGAAACGTCGTTATTCGTTTTCTTTAATGAAGCTTTTGCCTCTTCTCTTGCTCTTTGAAGTATTTCCATAAAGCTCATAGACGATACTCACTTCTTTCTTTATATACATCTTTTACTTTATCTGATGCATAATATAAATGCCATAAATCTATTTGTTTCTGTAAATCTTGTTGTTCTTTGGTCATTCTCTCTCTCCTACTTGTTATGCTATAAGGTAATAGGTGTATTGTTATCTTTTATCTATATTATATATATGTTGATATAGAAGTATTTTATTAAAAAATTTAGAGAATGCCTACTTGTTATGCTATAAGGTAATAAGGAATGTTTGTATTTTTGTTATTCCTCTAAGTCTGAAAGTATCTTTTCTGCCCATTTACGTCCTTCATCTCCTCCCCATAATAACCAACTAACTCTGCCATTATCCTCATACCATTCTTTACCTTCAGATATTTCTTTATTCTTTTCGTGTCTATCAAAGAAAGCTTTCATTCTTTTAACTGTTTCTAAAGAAATAGCATCTCTATTAGCTAACTGTCTTGCTCTAACTCTGCCAACCTGTGTCCCTGCCTTAGAGTTATGTTCTTCAATGGCTTTTATGCCTCTTGCAGCTTCATCAGCAACACTTTGAGGTGGGACAAAGTTTTCTTTCTTAAATAAATCTAACTCTTCTAAGTTTTTCTTTGTTTCTTCTTTATGTTCTTCCCATAAATGTTTATCAGCTTTACGTGCTCCACTTTTACTGTCAAATAGGAATGCATAAACTCTTGCTCTTGCCCAAGACTGTGGAGTTTGCCCTGGTCTATGTCCTGAAGTGGCATATGCAGCTAAGCCTTTATCATAAACTTCTTCAATAATCTTCTTAGAAACGCCTGATATTTTACTTGCAGCTCGGATAAATTCTTTTTTGCCGGGCTTTTTTATTTCTTCGCGCACTTCATCAGCTTTTTTAGACTTAGTGCCTTTGTTTTGCTTTTGCTTTTCTATATCTTCATCACCGGGTAATGGACCATATACAGGCTTTCCTGTTTCTTTATATTTTCTTTTACGGCGTTCTATTTCTTTTTCACGTTTTCTTTTTGTCTCTTCATCAAGACCTTCAAAATATTGTGCTGGATGTTCTTGTCCATCACCATCTAAGTCTATTTTACTTTTTTTTTCTATCTCTTCGTCTTCTTGAGGGAGTTCTTGTGGCTCTTCTTGAGGTGTATCTTCTTTTTGTTCTTCAACAACTTGTTCTAAATCACCTTCATCATCACCATATTCTTCAGCAACTAATACGCCTTCTTCTCTAATAGCAGCAGCCTTCAGTGTGCCGTAATATGCTGCGATAATATCTCCATCATCTAACTCTGGTAAATCGTGAGCAACTCGTATCTCATTTATAGTTTGATACTTCATTTTGTGCTCTTCCATTTTTATTTTATCATTTAATGAAATGCTATCAAGACCTGTAAAAACTAACTCATATCTATCATCTATTTGACTGATAATATATCTATTCAGCCATCCTTGAATACTTCTAACAAGTGGTCTTAATCCTTTTTCTTTACCCATTAAAACGCGTGCTGATGGGTCTGTGCCGAATAGTGATGAGTTTGTGCTTTCATTACCGAAAACAAATCCTATTTCAGCGGGGTCCATCTGATAGATAGAGCAAGCTATTTTAATAAGATAGTTTATCCACGCGTTATATTCCATTTCTCTATTAGAAGCTTGCAAATTGACTGACTTAATGTCTTCATTCTCTTCAGGGTCTAACTGGATGAGTGGCGTACGTTTTGCATTAGCCACGCCGTTTAACATCTGGTAAAACTCTCTTCTAAATGTGCGGAATAACTTGGGGTTCATTTTACTTTTAACTGCGATAATACCGTTAGCATTTATGCCATTAGTAAAGTTAGAAGCGTTATAAACTTCTGCGTTAAATAAGTTATTTAATGTTGTATAAAGGTCATATAGCTCTGGGTTGCCATATCCTTTACTTTTTATTTCTGTGCGGGGTCTTCTAATACCAAAACAAAGTTCGTCCTGCTTAAACTCAGCACATATTTTATCGTTTATGACCTGAATATATGAAGGACCTTCTTTACTTTTACGTCCGGCTTCTATTTCTTCTTTTGTTAAAGCAGCACGTCTAATAGTTGCTGCATCTACTGGAAGAAATCCTGTTATTTCACCTTTTCTATTTTTAACTATTTCGAAACAGCACTGGTCATAAACCAAACTGTCTCTAACTATTTGTCTAAGAAAGTTTTCAAAGTTAAGCTCATAGTCTGTAATATGTGTGCCACAGTTTTCCATAAAGCGTCTAATAGCATCGATGTTTCTTTCATCATCTTCTGTTATTTCAGCTTTTCTGTCTTTCAGAATAATTTTATAACCTAAGTCTTCGTCATCCGTTGGGACACCGAACTCTGCGACTTGGTTTATTCTCGCACCTATTATAGCAGCAATAATCTGATGGTTTGCGAGTTGTTTTAATGTTTCTGTATTTAACTTTCTGCTTTCGTTATTTTCAAAATAATATTTCTGCCCACTTCCATCATAAGAAGCTAACAGATGAGCATTCGCGTGGTCCATTGGGTCAATATTACGGCTTTGTGCCTCTTTTGCCAACATCTCTAATACAGGTGTTTCTTTGACAATAACATCTTCAGCAACAACGCTCTTTACAAGCGCATTATCTTCTTCAGTCTTTCCAAGACCAAATATACGCTGAAATATATTTCTATCTGCCATTTGTTTTCTCCACTTCTGTTTTTAGAGTTATTTTATGCTATTATCAGCATTTTTATTGTTTCTTAGATAGCGTTCTAATGTTTCTATCATTTGAGAGCACAATTCTTGACACTCTCTAACGTCTTTTTTAATCTCACGGCAAGTCTTAATTGTGTCTTTTAAGTTTTCTTTACTGTTGTTTTTCATTTTTACAAACTCCTTTAGTATTAAATATCTATAAAAGACACAAAATTCTTTATTTTTTACCGCTGTTGTCCCATTAGATGAGACACATTAGTATCGATACGAGTCAAAGTCCCGTTTAATCCTGATATTTCTTGCTTAATATCACCTATTTCATTCTTTAGCTCTCGGATATCTTGCTTGTGCTCCTTAAGCTGCTCAACTTCTGTCTCTAATTTTTGTATCTGTTTAGTCGTTTCTTTGCTGTCTTTATGCCACATATAGAAAAATGTAACAACGGCAATCATCGTCCCAACAGACATCACTACTTGACTGTCCATTATTGTGTCTTTCTTTAGCTGCTATAACAGGCTCCGCCTCCTGTATTCCTCAAAAGAGGCCACCCCACCGTTAGGGGTATCTCATTTAACGTTAGTAAAACAATCTGCAAAGACACAATAAAACATAAAGGTCAAAGCAGAAAGTTCATCCTGCATCAACCTCGTTATTAGAATGTGCTTAAATCAACAGCTTTCCAAGAGTTAGCTGAAACACATACATAAAGTTTGTCGCTGTCGAAACGAATATCACCAGCTGTTCCTGTTGAAGAAACAGAAGTCGGTGCAGAACCTTCGAGCTTAATCTCACCAGCAACTTCACCTGAGCAATCAACAGAAGAAGAAGTTAGCTTAGCAACTTTCATATCTGCAGCTGAGTGTGTGCCCACAGTTGTTGAAGGCTCACCAGAAGAAGTAAATGCGATAAACTCATCAGCACTTTCGTCAAAAGCAAGACCAGCGAAGCCGTTAGTTCCACCGATACCATCACCACGTTGTCCATAGAAGCCGATATCCTCAAGAGATGTATTATTTACACCGAGCTCGATAAGGTTATCAGCGAATGTAACGTTAGCACCTGTTGCTGAAAGACCAGCAGCTGAAATATTACCAGTGATAACAGCATTACCACCGACAGAAAGACCAGACCCAACATCAAGGTTAGTTTGAACATTCACAGAAGCTGGGAGACCGAATGTGAATTTATTAAGAGCAGCACTATATTCAACATCAACCTCGGAGCTTGTGCCACCGAAGAATAATGTTTGACCGAGTGCGATAGCTTCTGAGTTAGAAGTATCAGAAACGGTAATAGAGCTATTAGCAAGCATTGAGTTATCAACTGCACCACTTTGAATGGTTGCAGCCATATCTGCGTTGCCAGTCCCATCAAAACTTGCAGACCCAACAACATCACCACTGATAGAAAGTGTGCGTGAAGTTGCAAGTGCGGTTGCTGTTGCAGCATTACCGCTTGTATCATTCTGAATGGTATTAGGTAATCCGATAGTAAATACCGGACCAGCAGCTTGATGTGAAACAGTGCAATCTACTTCATTGCTTGTTCCTTGAATAACAACAGTCTTTCCTAACTCACTGTCTGCAGGAGTTCCACCATCACCGAAGGCGAAGGCTGGGTTTGCAAGCATCGCGTTAGTAATCTGGTCGTTAGCGATAGAAGAAGTAAGAGCAACATTGCCCGAGCCGTCAAAGCTGATATTAGCAGCTCTAACAGGTCCAGCAGTAATACCGATATTACGTGCAGTCTCAAGAGCAGTTGCTGTGCCAGCATTACCAGAAGTATCAGAAGCGATAGAAGCAGGGAGACCGTAAATAACCTTGTTTTCAGATGCTGAATAGCTTAAGTCTAAGTTAGTTGCATCAAATCCTAAGGTTGAGCCCAATGCTCTGTCATAATCAACACTATCAACATTGATAACGAGCTTGTCATTCTCAAGCATTGCATTAGTAATCTGGTCAGCAGCAATAGATGAAGTAAGTGCAACGTTGCCTGAACCATCAAAACTAACGTTAGCAGCTCTAACTGGACCAGCTGTGATGCCGACGTTGCGAGCAGTTGCTAAAGTTGTTGCAGTTGAAGCATTACCATTTACAGCAGCTGTGATAGTCGAAGGAAGACCAACTGTAAAGGTCCCTGAGTTTTCTGCAACCTCAACTTCGTTTGAAGTTCCTTGAATAGTAACACTGCCACCGAGTGAGATAGCTGATGTATTTGAGCCATCACCCACTGTAATAGAGGAGTTAGCAAGACGTGAGTTAGCAACTGTGCCATCTTTAAGAGCAATGTCTAAAGCGACGTTAGCTGTTCCGTCATAACTAATAGCAGCTGCTTCCATTTCAGTTGAAGAAACAGAGAAGTTTCTTGCAGTCTCTTGAGCTGTTGCAGTTGCAGCATTACCACTTGTATCAACGTTGATAGTTGAAGGTAAGCCGAAGGTAAGGTCGTTGTTTGCGCCACTATAAGTAATAGAAACTTGGTTTGATGTTCCATTAAAGTCTAAGCTATCACCCAGTGCGATAGCCTCACCACCAGTGCCATCAACTGTTAAACTCCAGCTGCTGTTATCAAGCATTGAGTTTTCAACAGCACCAGCTTGGATAGTTGCTGAAATGTTGATAGGAGCTGAGCCGTCGAAGTTTGCTGTTCCCGCAATGTCTCCAGATACCTGAATAGCTCGTGCAGTTGCTAATTTTGTCGCTGTAGAAGCATTACCTGTAAGCTCACCAGCAAGTGCAGTAGCAGAAAGAGAGGTAAGTCCTGAAACAGTTGAAGGTAATCCAACTGTGAATGTGCCAGTAGAACGTGCAACTTCTATCTCGTTGCTTGTTCCCTGAATTGTAATTTGCTGTCCAAGCTCAACTAATCCTGGAGTGCCTCCATCAGAGAAGTTATAACCTGGGTTTAATATCATTGAGTTTTCAACAGCGTCTGCCTGAATGGTTGTTGCGATATTGATATCAGCACTTCCGTTAAAAGAAGCCGAGCCTGCGCTATCACCACTAATCTGAATTGTGCGTGCTGTCTCTAAAACGGTTGCACTATCAGCATTACCTGTTAAATCACCAGTAACATCACCTTCGAGGTGTGCCACGAGTGTTGCTTTGTGTGAAGAGCCGAGAGCGCCCACAGTTGTTGAAGGTTCAGAAGCTAAATCCTTGAAGAGCTTAAACTTGCCGCTGTCGTCTTGGTCTCTGAATAAACCGTGGAATTTGTTTGAGCCGTCATTTGACTGGCCGTAAAATCCGATATCAAGAGTATCA